CTCCAATAGATCCTCCAGGCTGGAGAGAAGTCGTTGCATAAAGAGTTTGACACTAACTCTTTATTTTTATAAAATAAACGATATAAGGAATTTAATATGGCGAATTCAACATCAGCAAGTTTAAAACTTACAGTTCAAGCAACCGGTGAAAACTCGGGAACTTGGGGACAAATTACAAACACTAACCTTTTAATCTTAGAACAAGCGATTGGTGGTTTTACTACCTTTAATGTAACTAACGCTGCTAGATCTTTAACTTTTACTAATGGTGCAGTATCAAACGGTAAAAATGAAGTTATTAAATTAACAGGAACTTTAGCTTCTAACTTAACAGTTAGTATTCCAAATTCAGTTGAAAAAACTTATTTAATTGAGAATGCATGTAATCATGCTAACAACACTTTAACTTTTAAAACTGCATCTGGAACAGGTGTATTATTATGTGAAGGAAATAATTATACCTTATATTCTGATGGAACTAATGTAGTAAAATTATCGGAACAAAGAAACTGGAGAGCAGTTTCAGCAGCTGAAACAGTTCAAGCTGGCGCTAAACTTTTAGTAAATACAAATGGTGGAGCAGTAACAATTACGCTTCCAGCATCACCTGCTACAGGGGATGAAGTTCATTTTGTAGATCAAGGTTATGATTTCAATACTAACGCATTGACTGTTGGTAGAAATTCTTCTAATATAGCTAATGCAGCATCGGATCTTGTAGTTAATACTCAAGGTGCAGCTTTTTCATTAGTTTTTTCTGGAGATGCTACAACAGGATGGACTTACACGGAGAAATAATATGTCAAATTACGAAGCAACAAAATACGATTTTTCAGGAGCAAACCTTACAGGTATCGAAGGAATTCCTACAGCAACTATTGTGCCATGGTCTTCTGCATCAGTGCCAACAGGTTTCTTAGAGTGTAATGGTCAGACAGTTTCAAGATCAACTTACTCTGCATTATTTGCAATCGTAGGTACAACTTATGGAGCTGGTGATGGTTCATCAACTTTTCTTGTACCTAACATACAAGATAACGTACCTGTAGGAAAATCTGGAACTAAAGCTTTAGCTTCAACAGGTGGAGCAAATACTGTAGCTTCAACTGGAAACGTTGGAGGCTCAACAGCAAATGCAACTTTATCAGAAGCACAACTTGCTTCTCACAGTCACTCTGGTGGAGGAAGCTCTTCTACTGCTTTACCTAACTTTGGAAGCACTAATCCTAGGGCAACAATTCCTGCAAATACTGGTGCTGCAGGTTCAGGAACAGGTCACTCTCATAATATGAGTGCAACCTTTACTGGAGATTCAACTTCAGTTTTACAACCTTACATAGCCTTAATTTATATTATAAAAACTTAGGAGAAAATATGGCAACAAACGCAAATTGGACAATAGTATTTGAAGACAAAAAAATTATTAAACAATCAGGTGATGCTGCTGGAACTGCATACACTATATCTGATGATTCTTTCTGGTCTGATTCTAAATTTTCAAATATCTGGGCTATTCAACATAGAACCTCTGTTACTTCTGATGAAGTAGAATACAGAGATGAAACTGCACATTCATCTTATGCAGATGCAAACATTGGGGATATTAGTCAATTTTCATCTAAATGGGATTTAGCACATTTAGCTCAATTACAATCTAATTGGGATAATGATAATGTAGTAGATTCAGATGGTAATTCTACTGAAACTGAAGCTGAAAAAATTACTAGATTAGGTGCGAGACCTACTTCATACTCATCTTAACATCATCCAAGAAGTCAAAATATATTTTTCACCTGATAATGGCGGATTTCCTCTGTGTAGATAAGGAAAAGCTGAAGGCCAAATAACTATTCTTCCAGTTTTAGGTTTTACTCTTTGTGAAAAATGTAAAAACTCTGTTTCTCCACCTTCTTCGACATCATTTAAATATACAGAAAAAACAAATGCTCTAGCTTCATTATTAAAACCTTTATTGTGTTCTATGTGCCAAGTATGGTACCCTTCTGTAGGAAGGGTTTTTTGAATTTTTAAAGCTGTAAAATGAAAAGGAATATTATCATAAGCTCCGTGTGCTCCGGTATTGTCGCAATAATTTTTAAAGGCCATGTCAACATTAAGCATAAGTGGTTTTAAATCTTCCCACCAAACATCTAAATTATTTCCCGCAGCAAAATATTGTTTGTCTTTTTTTTGTAATACAGGTGAGTTTTCTGAAGCCATTCTGTCAAATGTTTTTTGTAATTTAGCTTCATCCTCATATACTTTAATAACTTTATTACATTCTTCAGGAATAATATAGTTATCATACACACCTATAAAATTATTTATTTTAACTGTTTTGTCATTCATTATTTTCTCCTCATATATTTATATTAAAAGATACAACAATCTTTTCTCCGTTTTTTTGTTTAGGTGTTCCGTGTTCTAAACTGCTTTTGAATAATAAAAGTCTACCTGGTTTACATTCCAATCTATATTCTGAATATGATATTAAACTATTTCTATCGGGTACTTGTGTAACATCTATTTGATCATAGAAACTAATAACATCATTTACATTAGATTTTATGTAAAAAGCACCACTTATTAAAGAACCATTATGAATATGTTTTTGTAAATAATCATCTTGTTTACTGATGTTAAACCAACTGTCTAAAATTTTAATATTTTCTAAATAATGATAACCGAGTTGTGTTAAAAATTTTTTAGAATGTATTATAATAATATTAAATAAATCAACAAATTCTTTTTTTGTATGTAGGTTTTCTATTTGATAAGATGAATCAACATAATGATAGTCATTTCTATTTAAATTTACAGAGTATTTTTTTATAACTGTTTCATAATAAGTTAATTTATCATTCAACAAATTATCTACTTGATATACTGGTTTTGCAAACAAACTATGTATTTTATAATTTACCATAACCATGAAACTATACTATATCTTGTTCCTTTTTTAATAGGTTCTATCATATGTGGATACATAAAATTACTAGGAAAAAATACAATAGATCCTTTACTTAGTTTGAATCTTTTAATTTCGTTATTTTTTTGATCTGCAAAAATTAAATCTCCTCCTTCATAGTCATTATTTAAATTCATTATGACACTTAAATTTCTATGGGTGCCTGCATCAAAATCTATGTGTAAATTATGTTTTCCACCAACACTATATTTTAATAAGTCTATTTGATTAATTCTAGAAGATTGCAATTTTGGAAATTTAACTTTGTAAAAGTTATACAATCTTTCTATTTCTTTTTTTATATAAATAAATAAATCTGTAGATATATCAGAAGTTAACTCACAACCTTTTACATCTCTCATTTTTTTATTTTCTACAGAATTTTTAACTAACATATTTTTTTTAGCTCTACTATCTATCAAAGGTATTATTTTATTTATAAACTCTGTAGAAATTACATTTTTTATTTCAACAACTGCTTCTAAATGGTCCATAATTATGGTACTTTCATTCTCTATAAAACTAATATATAACACAATTATGGCCTTAAAAAAAGTAGATTTTGCACCTGGTTTTAATAAACAAAGCGTACCCTCGGCTCTTCCTGGACAATGGGTAGATGGTGATTTTGTACGTTTTAGATATACTGCTCCTGAAAAGATAGGCGGCTGGGAACAACTAACTGTGGCGTCTAAAACATTGCCGGGCGTAGCTAGAGCACAATTAACTTGGACATCATTAGCAGGGGAGCGTTATGCTGCTATTGGAACGTCTCAAGGTTTGTTTTTATATTATGGTAATGACTTTTTTGACATTACTCCATTAGATACAGCTATTACAGGATGCACCATAACAACTGTTAATGGTTCAAATACTATAACTATAAATAAAGGATCTCACGGTTTAGCTAAAGGAAGATATGTGACATTATCTGGTGTGACTGTTACAGGTGCTTCAGACTATACACCTACAGAATTACAACAAGTTTATGAAATACAAACAATTCCAGATGTAGACAAGTTTACTATATTAGCTTCTAGAAATGAAGGAGGCTCAGGTATGACTGCAGCTGGTGCTGCAACTGTTAATCCTTATGTTGAAGTGGGTCCTACTTTTCAAACTGCAGGTTATGGTTGGGGAACTTCTTCTTATGGAGATTCTACTTGGGGCACAGAAAGTGATACGAGTGATGTAATTTTAGATCCAGGAAATTGGAGTCTTGATAATTTTGGTCAAGTTTTAGTTGCAACTATATTTAATGGTAAAACTTTTACGTGGAATGCTGGAGCATCAGGGGCTCGAGGTATTCGAGCATCATTAACTACATCAGGTTTTGCAACAAGTAACAATCCTACAGCCAGCAGATTTACATTGGTTTCTGATCGAGATCGACATTTGTTTCATTTTGGAACTGAAACAACTATTGGAGATACAACAACTCAAGATCCCATGTTTGTAAGATTTTCTAATCAAGAAGATTTAAATACTTATCTACCAACTGCTACTAACACCGCAGGTACATTTAGATTAGATACAGGTAACAAAATTACTGCGGCTCTTCAAGGTAAAGATTATGTTTTTGTTTTAACAGATAACGCTGCGTATGTAATTCAATTTGTAGGTCCGCCTTTTACTTTTAGTGTTAGACAAGTTGGCACAAACTGTGGATGTATTGGGCAACATGCAGCTTCTTATGTCAATGGCGCTATATATTGGATGTCTAATGAAGGCGGGTTTTTTATGTATGATGGTACTGTTAAAGCCTTACCTTGTTTAGTTGAAGATTTTGTGTTCACAGTTCAAAATGGAAATTTAGGTCTTAATTTTAATTCATCCGATGTAATTTTTTCTTCACCAAATTCTTTATATACTGAAGTAAATTGGTTTTATCCTAAATCAGGATCTGATCAAATTGATAGATGTGTGACTTACAATTATCAAGAAAATGTTTGGACTACTTCATCCTTAGATAGAACTACTTACGCTGATCAAGGTGTTTTTGTTAAACCTTATGCAACTGATTATGAATCTACAACCACTCCAGTGTTTCCAGATATATTAGGAATTACAAATCTATACGGAGCTAGTATTTACTATGCTCATGAAGTAGGAAATGATCAGGTCAATAGTTCAGGTAGAACTTCAATCAATGCTTTTATTAGATCTGGAGATTTTGATATTGATGATGGTGAATTATTTATGTCTATGAGAAGATTTATGCCTGACTATAAATTTTTAGTAGGTAATTCTAAGGTAACATTATTTATATCGGATTATCCTTCTGACGCTCAATCCGGTTCACCTTTGGGTCCCTTTACAATAACCACTACTACTGATAAAGTAGATACTAGAGCAAGAGGAAGACTATTATCTTTAAAAATAGAAAACGATGCTGCGGGTGAAACTTGGCGTTATGGTAGTTTTAGAATGGATGCTCAACCAGACGGGAGAAGATAATGACAAAAAGATTAAACATTAAAAAAGCAATTAAGAAACCAGGTTCTTTAAGAAAAGCTTTAAATATTAAAAAAGGTGAAAAGATACCTTTAGACAAACTAAATAAGGCAGCTAAAGCTAAAGGTAAATTAGGTCAACGAGCTCGTTTTGCTAAAACATTAAGAAAAATAAATAGAGCGTAATGGCTAAACTAACTAACTATATACCTGAACCTAAACAAGAATATGATGTAGAAAATCAAAGACAAATTATTGAGTCAATGACTACAATGAAACAACAACTTAATTTTTCTTTTCAAGAAGATTTAAAAAATGAACAGGATGCTTTTAATTACTTTTTATCATGACAATACAATATAAAAACGCTAGCAAAATATTAGACGGAACGGCTATGACAACTCTTTTAACTATATCCACGTCTGCTATAGCTATTGTAAAATCTGTATATGTATCTAATAACAGCACAGGAGCTGTATTAGTTAATTGTGATCTAAGAGATTCATCTGCTAGTACAGATGTAGAATTTTTTAGAAAAGACATAGCTG